CCGACTATGCGGCGATGCGAAGCCTGTTCTTCTCATGCTGGGCATGCAACGCTTTTCGACGACCGCTGACCTACTATGGTCCTTGGCGTCTCGAGCGTGCTCATATAGCGAACAAGCCGCGACGCGAAGACCGACGCTTGGTTGTGATGTTGTGTTCGATCTGTCATAAAGTAAGTCACGGCGAACGACTCTCTGGGTTCGTGCGTCCTCGTCTTGAGGTTGCTCACCTGCTTGCCTTAAAGCAAGAAATCGACCCAGACTGGTTCGATCTTTCGTTCATCCAAAGTCATTCCGTTCGCATCCTTCCTGGACCTGAACGAATTCCGGAAGAATACTTTTCGCTGCGTGTGGAGTCGAAACGTGGATATTGACCTTCCCTTGCCTGATTCTCGATTGCATGCTCACGCCAAGGGTCATTGGCGGGTCAAAGCGGCTGCTACCAAGACCGCGAGGGAACTTGCTTTCCTAATGGCATTGCAAGCAAAGCGGGCTAGCGGCTGCGACGTCTTTCGCGGTCGCGTTGGCGTTGCGTACAAGATTTTTGTTCCGGATCGGAAGCCTCGGGACGCGGCGAACATTGTGCAAGGCTGCAAGCCCTACATTGACGGCGTCGTCGATGCTGGGATCATCCCCGGCGATTCGTGGCAGGAACTCGAAATTCTTTCCGTGACGGTTGTGCTGCGTCCAAAACAGGGCGGGATTCGCCTGTCGTTTTCCGCGTTGCCTCCGGAAGAAAAATCTTTGGAATCTCGCGCCTAGTTCTCCGAAATCCTGGGCCTGTGTATCTATGGGGCGAAAAGTTCTCCCTGAACACGCAAGGCAAAGGATCGAAAATGGCTCAAGCAACGCAAAAATCCACTTCCTCAAAACATTGGCTGCGATTTCTGGAAAACGAAGATGAGGCACAAATGACCGGCTGGTTGTTTGAGGTTGATGGGGACACGGTGGTTGTGTCTGAAACGTTTCACTTCGACGAATACGAAGGCTCACGGCGTGCAATGGACCGCGTCACGGCTAGGAAGTTCTGGAAAACTCTGATTGCTTCCGGTCAGTTCGAGCAAGGCTAGAAAAAAGTTTTCAAAACTTGCGCCTAGGATTTTCGAATCCTGGGCCTTTTGTAGTAGGCAAGAATTGAAAACAGCAACAAGGGTAAAAACATGCAAGAATCGTATGATCTGTTACAAATGGAATCGCTTGAGCGTTCACGCGATCTGGTCCGTCTCGAATCAGAGTGCAAGAGCCACGACTGGCATTTCGACTTCTGCGATGATCCAAAGGAATACCGTCGGCTTTTCGCGAAGCATAAAAGCTTGATGGAACTTGCTCGAAGCCTTGGCGACGAGGGAATGGCAATCGTTGAATCCTTCCGCAAGTGATCTTGAGTCGGAACTTTTGCGAGTGTAAAATCTGGGCTGAATCCGGAAAGTTCAACAAATCCAAAGAATGGGTGCAAGATGGAAAACATAGTTGAAGTTGTAGAGGGTGTTCGCAGGTCAGCAAGCTGGAATCTTTCTCGAGGCGTCAATGGTGTGACGGCTCATTACGATGTTGAGGATGTTCTTCAGGAAACAGCTATTGCTGTTCTGCAAGGGTATCGCAATGCGAAATGGAAGGCTGCTAGAATCGCGAAGAATATGAGCCGATCCCATGTTCGTGCAGCAAAGCGCGACAATGCTTGGGCGCATGACGGGAGGCTGGAATCGCGTGTTGTAGATCCTGCTTCCGCGTTGATCCAAGCGGAAGAATCTCAAGCGTTGATGGAATCGATAGGGCTGTTGCCAAAGCGTGAACAGATTGCGATTCGCATGCGATACTTCGAATCGGCTACACTTTGCGAAGTGGCGAGCGTGCTCGGCGTGAGTGCTCCGACCGTCGCGAAGCTTCTAGCTTCGGCATTGAAAGACTTGAAAGAATTGCTTGGGGAATAATGGAAAGCTGGGAAAGCAAGATCGTTGGGCATGAGCGCGTTCGTGCCGACCAATTGATGGCGAATCCTTTCAATCATCGGCTGCATCCGAAGGAACAACGTCGCTTGGTAGCTGCGTCGATTTCCGAGATTGGATTCGTCAAGTCGGTTATCGTCAACAAGCAAACGGGGCATATCGTCGATGGTCACGAAAGGGTGATGCAAGCCCTGGGAATCTCCGACGGGACTTTGGTAGACGTCGAATACGTCGATCTAACTCCCGAGGAAGAACGCAAGGCGTTGCTTCTCTTGGATTCTACTAGCGAACTTGCAACGGTCGACGCGTCGCAACTCCAAGAACTCTGCTCTGGTATTTCCTGGGATTCGGCGGACCTGGAAAGCTTCGGGCAACAACAACTCTTGGACGCTGTCGGGACCGTCAATGCGATCACAAACGACGACGACGTTCCTGAACCAAGCGAATCGAAAAGCTGCATGGTAGAACTCGGGGACGTCTGGCAACTTGGGCCGCATCGAATAGCTTGCGGCGATTCGACGAATGTTGCCACGGTGTCAAAGCTTCTAGGTTCGGAAACTCCGTTGCTCATGGTGACCGATCCTCCGTATGGCGTGAACTATGACGCAAACTGGCGGAATGAACGGCTTGCTGAAAGCGGTTCCCGTTCTACGGGAGAGGTTCTGAACGATGATCGTGCCGATTGGACCGAAGCCTGGAATCTGTTCCCCGGTTCTATCTGCTACGTTTGGACCGCTTCGTTGTCTTCGCCGATAGTGTATGAATCGCTAAAGCAAAGTGCGTTCGAAATACGTTCGCAAATCGTCTGGACGAAGCCTGGGCTGATTGTCGGACGCGGTAATTACCATTGGCAACACGAGCCTGCGTTGGTCGGCGTTCGTGGCGATCAAACTATTGAACCCGACGGCGAATGCGAGACCGGATGGTACGCGGTAAAACAAAAGGCCAAGGCTTTATTCGTAGGGGGAAGAAAGCAATCGACGGTTTGGCAAGCGTGGTTTTCGCAGTCGGACGCCAAGACTCCGCATTCGACGCAAAAGCCTGTTGCGTTGTTCGCTCGGGCTATGATCAATCACGGAAGCGTGGGCGATGCTGTTTACGATCCTTTCCTTGGAAGCGGTACTTCCATCGTCGCGGCGCATCGAACGGGACGCAGATGCTTTGGTTTGGAGCTAAATCCGCTATACTGCGAAATTATCATCAAACGATTCGAAGCTTTGACCGGAATCAAGGCGATCAAACTTAATGACAAAACGAGCTAGAAAAAAGAAGTCACCTGAACCGGAAACGACGGCACTTGCTGAGTCACCGGATCAGATAGCGACAAGCTCAACAGAATCATTCTTTTGGCCTGAACTCGCAAAAGGGCGTGAAGCTGAAGCTATCGCGGCGGGGAGGGGTGTCGCGTATAAACGCATTGCCGATGCTAGGCTAGAACTGCGTGCGGTCAACGAACGGTGGCCGATCCCAAATGCATTGCGAGAACGAATGGTTTTCGAAAACGCTCGAACAATCCTAGACCCGAACACGCCGACCCGCGAAAGACAAATGGCACAACGTCTCTTGGTCGCTATGGATCAAATAAACACGCGGCCAAAAGACCTTCCGGTTCAAGTCGAATCATCCTCGATCACGATCAATCAAATCTTGGCGGTTCTCGGCGACACGCCGAAAGACCTAGACTTCCGCGAAAACAAGGTCATCCCCGGAAGTGCAACAGATTACGCCGAATGAAATAGATCAGAAGATCCAAGACGCGATGGCTATGCGTTCCCCTCTATTGATGGCGGAACGGTTCTCGAATGGCGAATGGAAGCGTGCAAAGCATCTAGCTGTCATCGACTTTGAATTCCGTTCGCTGTTGGAATCGAAGGACATTGATTGCTTGATCGTCAAGTGTCCGGTTCGGCATGGGAAGAGCCAGTATCTAGCACGTTGGTCACCTGCGTGGTATCTGCTGCGAAATCCATATAGACGCGTGATGATCTGCACGAACACGGCAACGCTGGCGACTAGTCACTCCCGATGGGTGCGGGACAAGGTTCACGAACTTGCCCCGATTATGGGACTGCGTGGAGTAGACCCGAACCATAGTTCTGTTCGGAACTGGTCGATGGAAGGCGGAAGCGGTGGAGGCTGCTTGGCTGCTGGGGTTGGTACGAGCATCGTCGGTTTCGGTGCGGATCTTTTGATCATTGATGACTACCTGAAGGACGCAAAAAGCGCGTTCTCGCAAAAAATTCGCGACGACCAATGGGACTGGTTTGTCTCTACGTCTGGGACTCGAATTGAACCCGGCGGAAAAATAGTTCTCCTTTGTACTCAGTGGCACGAAGACGACTTGATCGGTCGAATCTTGGCGAAGCGAAATGAATTAGACCTTCGCGTTCGGTCGATCACCTTGCAAGCTTTGCGGGAGGAAAACGGAACGAAAGACCCGCTAGGTCGTTCTGTCGGCGAGGCTCTTTGGCCTGAACGCTGGTCGGCGGAAACGATGGAACGTAGGCGGAAGCAAGCCGGTCACTGGTGGAACGCGCTCTACCAAGGAAGCCCGCGTGGTTCATCGATGGGAAGCTTCCCCGATTCGTACTTTTCGAACGTCTTCGCAGACGACTCGGAGTGGCCTGAATCGATGCCGTTGACCGCGTCGTTCTTGGACCCCTCTAAGGGCAAGCGTGCTCAGTCCGGCGACTATTCTGCTATCGTGTCCGTCGGGTTTTCGAATGGTCTTCTGTGGGTCGATTCAAGCATTGACCGAAGACCTGTGCCGAAGATGCTCGTTGATTTCGTGCGGTGGAATCGCGAACGTCGGACCGCATTCGTAGGAATGGAAGCGAACGCATGGCAAGACCTGTTGGCGGAGGATTATTTGCAAGCGTGCGCGGAAGTTGGCTATCATCCAGACTTGCCCGTGTTGGTGAATCAGTCGGTAGCAAAGACGCTTCGGATCGAACGACTTGGAAAGTGGTTTTCGCAACGGCTTTTGCGATTCCGAAGGACCGCTTCGAACGAACTGTTGATCCAACAACTCAAAGATTTTCCGTATGGAAAACATGACGACGGACCTGATGCTTTGGAAGCGGCGGTTGCGTTGCTTTGCGAAAGCGTCGACGCGTTGCATGGTTTCCACGAAGTGACCGAAACTCAAATCTAGGCAAACGAAGATGGATCGTTCATTCATTCGGGAAAAGATTGTCGATCTTGCGATCCTGGAAAAGTGCGAAATCACGACGGCGGATATCGACTACCTGGAAACAGTCTGGCGAAAGGGGCATGCGACGCCGATGCCTGGATGGGTCTTCGCTCAGTTGCCAACGAACACGCTAGAGGACAAGGTTTTCAAGCTCGGCGTTCTGACTTCCAAGATGCAAGTGCGTGCGGCGTTGCTCCCTGGTCGAACCAAAATCCGCGACTAAAAGTGGCAACGTTGCCAGTCTGAAACATACCCCCCTTCTGGTGGAAAGTGGCAACGTTGCCAGTCTCGGAAAATTTTCACGCGGAAAATCTTTTTTCTGCGCCTTGGTTCTTTGGGTTCTGGGCCTGTTCTATAGGCGGGCAATAAACCGCAAAACTTCCTGGAATCTAAAGGGTGGTCGAAATGCTTGGAAAAGAATTTTTGTTGGCTGGAAAAGCGGTTTTTACCGTCTCGAATCCGTCGGGCGTGCGTTATACGTTTCGCATCAAGAAATCGGAATTCAACGGGAAATCGATCTGGTTTGCTGGTTTGTTAGCTGGTCCCAACAACGAAGCCGACTTCGTTTATATGGGCGTGGTAAGCGAAAACGGAAGTGTTTTCCCGACTGCGAAAAGCAAGCTTCAAGCTGATTCGCTACCGTGCAAGGTGCTCAAGTGGTCGCTTGGCTTGGTGTGGTCCGGATCGGAAGTTCCTGAGGGCTACAAGATTCAGCACGCCGGAAAGTGTGGCCGGTGTGGGCGAACCCTGACGGTTCCCGAAAGCCTCGAAAGTGGTCTTGGTCCGGAATGTTCTGAAAAAGTTTTCGGGAATTAGCGACTAGTTTCGATGGGATCAAAGCCTAGATATCAACGGGCAAGAAATCACCAAGGAAAAGCAAAGGAAAACAAAATGCACGCGTCAATCAAAGTTTCTGTTCTGAACACGGTTCTAACGATCACTTTCAAAAATAAATCTCAAGGCAATGCAATCGTGACCTGGGTCTGCGAGAGCGCAGATGCTTACAGGGAATCGCTCGAATATCTGCTAGATCAGTCGCATATCGAAGTTCTCACTCACGGCAACACGCTGGTAAAGCGAAAAAAATAATTCGAAAGTTTTCGAAAGTCGCGCCTTGGCCGAAAGCGTTTTCGGCTTAGGTAGGTGGGAAGGTAAGTCACAAACAAACAAGGGGAACGAAAATGATCATTGCGTATGTCGAAAAGAAGTTCAACGAAGTCTTGGCGATGGCGGACGGATTCGAATTCAACGGTGTTACTGTGGAAGTAATCTTGAAGGAAGCGAAGCAATGGGCCGAGGAAGATTGCGGCTACGAAAGGGGATCGGACGACTGGGCCTACGCTGTCAAGTGGCGAACCGTCCAGCACTACGAAGTTGCTGGTTTCAACTGGAAGTTTATCTAAGGGGTGAAGCGATGGAATCAAAACAAACAGTTATCGAAGCGCGAATGAATGGGGATCGGCTTTCCGAAGTCCGGGTTTTCTGGATTGAAGATTCCTGGCAAGTGGTGGCGTATGGCATCGGCTTTATAAAGGGCGAAACGCTCGACTTTGCGTGCGACGCGAATATCGACGACGTTATCGACCAAGCTTTGTGGCAGTTGAATATCTCCGGGCTAAGGCACGAAGACTTCGCAAAGTTTCAAAAAGAATTTGCGATCTGGACGCTAGTGAACTAGCTCGGTGGTGCTAGTAGTTTAGGACCGCTGATTTTCGGTGGTCCTGTTTCGGCGGCTCATATTGGAATGGTGAATGCGATGAACGAAGAAGAATTTCAAAACAAACTGCGTGACGACATTGATTCGATTTTCTATCTCTATCAGTCAAACATGAAACAGTTTGAA